TCCGATTTGGCTGCGATTCTGATCTGGTCAGCCAGATAAGGTGCGAGGCTGTCGGATGACTCCAACCGAGCATTAAGATCAAGACCTCTGACCCACCCGTGTTCGTCTGGATTATGATCCGATTTTCTGGCGGAGTGACGACTATCGCCCAACCATCCTTCTGGACTTTTAGTACACCTATCTGGAAACCACGTATCAACTTGATCTCTTAACTGCACACCAGCTGCACATAACTTTGGTTGCATTACAAACCTAGAGCTTGTAAATCCTCAACAGTTAAACCAAGTGCTGCAAGTTTAGCCTGGGCTGCTGCTTTGGCTGCTGTCTTTGCTTGGGCTTCTGCTAATTTTGCCTGATATTGTGCAACATCTTTTTCGTGTTGAGCAAATTCTTCATCGTTCATTTCACGATCAATAATTTCATCAATTTCTGTGTTGTGTATTCTTATGATAGGTCTAGTCATATTAGTTCACTCCATATACATATACTGTGCCAGCATCAAAAGTAGTGGCAGCATTGGTTGTAAAAGCAATCGATGTTATTGCGCTAGTATCATTCCAAGATATAGTTCCATAACTTGAGGCTTGTGAAGAAGTTGTACCTCTACCCATAAAATTGATAACTTTGTTTTCTGTTTCTGTATAGCGGTAAATATTAATTACTCCGAAACCATTTGAATTGTAATTATTTGTTCCGCCTACTGGCCAAAGAGTCGGATTGTTTACACCGACTCCAGACTGAGCATAAATAGTTCCAGAAACGAATAAAGTTGAGAAAGCATAATTGTTGCCACTGTCACCATTTAATCGCAGAGTCATATCTAAATCACCGCTGCCATCAACATTTCTAACAATAATACATAAATGTTTATATCCTGAACCAATAGTGATGGTTGATGAAACTGTACCTGATAATGCCGTAGTTGAAAGCAAAGTCATTCCTCCGCCACTAGCAGCAGTTGCCCAAGATGGTATCCCACCACCTGAAACAGTAAGGACTTGTCCTGCTGTTCCAATTCCCAGTCTTGCAGGAGTTGATCCGCTTGATGAGTAAATAGTGTCGCCAGTAGTTGTCATTGGGTTAGTCATACCTGTTGTATCTAGGTTTGCCCAAGCACTGCCAGTGTAATAAGTGGTTACGTTTGTATCTTTGAGATATGCAAAATTTCCCTCTTGCGGTGATGTTACAGCTGCATCTCTAGCAGTGGCACTAGCAAACACCCAGACACCTTACATTAAGTAGCCATCGACATCGGCTGCGGTCAATACCTCGCCTGTCGTGAAATCCTTAAATCCTAATCCTGCTGCCATTTTTACTCCTTAGTAACTGAGCACATTATAGTCTAAAGTGCCGTAGATATTGTTATTTAAAATTAGAGCGTCTATTACAGGTTCTAAGGTCGTAAAGACCACTCTAAAGCTGTTGGGTGTAATGACGTTTTGCACGCCAAATATCTGCAAGGTCTTGTCCAGGGTAGATCCACCTGGCTGGGTAGTAACCACTCTGATCGGATCAAAGAAGTCAAGTTCTAAGGCTGCAATTATGCCTGCGTTGTAATTGTTTGTGTATAGGTCTAGCTCGATGGAATCGCATCGCACGCTGGTCTCGGCTCTACTAGCTGTATAAGCCTGGGCATAATCTAGGGCTACGGCATCGGTCTGCATTAGCAGGTCTTGGATCTGGTAACTATGGATAAAATACTTATCGATTGAAGGCTGGTTAATAGCAGTCTGTGGCGTGCCACCTGTCCTAGTAACAGTAGATGAGTTAAAGATTAGGGTATCGTCTAATTTCCAGTTGGCGTTAGCGTATGGAATACCTGTGCCATTATCGTTAAAGGTAGTTACTGTGCCACCTATTGAGCCAGCGGTTACAGCTCTATCTTGAAATACAAACTCTCCATTAGCATCAACATAGAATGCGCCATACTCTGACTGGGCTACAGTCTGTAGAGCGCCAAGTGATGTGCGCAGTGTGCCTGGATCATTTTGCAGTGTAGTTAGACCTGCATCAATATCACGCATAGTCGCTGGCCAGTCGATCTGATCTAATATCTGGTTAATTCTTGTGCCTGACAAGTCGCCAGCAGTAGCACCTGCCACAGTAGTTATCTGCGCATTGTTGGCTAACCTTGATGCATCTACAGCTTGTATGGTTGTATAAGCCACTTCTGTAGCATCTTTAGGTTGAGTATTAACATAGCTTGTAATAAAGCCTGAAAATATAGGATAGGTAGTAGCGCCGTAAGTGGCAGTAATTTGTACCTTTTTCATAGGTGTCAAGTCGGGAGCGTAGGGACTTAGTGGGTTAGTTGGGTTGAAATCGCCATTTTGATCTACTATGCGTAGGGTTAATTGACCTGTCTGGAATTGATCGAATAAAGGATTACGGCCTCTTGTAGTTTGTATGAAATTGATTTGATTTGACACGTCAACAATAATGGCTGCGGAGTCTTCTAATATGTTTACATCTAATATGCCAGTATCTAAGATCATTGCCTGGGCAAAGGCTGGCCCAGTAGAGAAGTTAATATAAGCGTTAACTATTGGTACTGTCATTGGAAAGCAATCGAGCCAGCAGGTACTAATGCTCCATTACCAAGTTTAGTAATTTGACCTAAAGCGTTTTGTATGTACACGCTTAGGTCTTGCTCGCTAGTTAATACTGCGCCTGTGTTGACTGTAACTTGTGGTACTACTGTAGGTGCTGTTGCTGCGGCAGCTGTTGATGCACTAGATGGCATTCCACCTGGCACGGCATATTGGCTCATCTGTGCTAAGAATGCGTCGGCCTGTGCTTGTAATCTTGCTGATGCCCCAGCAAGGCCAGCGGCTGATCCTGTATCCAATCCCATTGTTTTAAAAGTATTTACTAGGCTTGTAAAGATTGCATCGTACTTGCTAGGCAAAGTATTAAGGGCGTTAGCGGCATTATTAGCACTATCAGCTAAAGTCTTGGCCGCAGAACTAGCTGCTAACTCTGCATTGTATTTTTTGGCCAAAGCCTCATTATTGTCTAGTATGGCTATCTTGGCTTGGATACGTAATTTAGTCTCAGCATCTGTAGCCTCGCCCAGTGCCTTCATTAAGCCTATGCGTTCTAAGTCAAACTTCTCTGATAGTTTATCTACCTCAGTTTTTTTCTTTAATTGTTCGTTTTCTAACCTGCGATAGGTTGTGCCTGTTTTGATTTGTGCTAATTGCAATCTATTTTCTCTTGCATTAGCATTGTTAAGGGCTGTTGATGAAGAAGTCCTGCCCCCACCTAAAGCAACATTACTGGCAGCATTCAGACCTACTGTACCTATTGCTGTGGCTAAAATTTTAGGATTTTTAGACAAGGCAGCTAACGCTACAAGACCTGCGGCAAAAGTTGGATTATTTACAAGATCATCAAACTTCTTAATGAGTTTAGCCATTTCTTCAATAGCAAAGGCTATGTTGTTTCCTAAGTTTTCAAAATTGGTCGCTAAACTTTCAACAGAATTATCTTTGCTAAGTATTGTTAAAGCATTAACTAAACCAGTTCCGATGGACTTTGTTGCCTCATCTGCACCCTTGCGCAATACATCCATCTTGCCAGCATAAGTATCTAGCCTAGCTGCTGACTGACCACTAAAGCGTTTTTCTAGCGCTTCCATAATTTGGTTCATATCGCCAGTAGCAATTATGTTGGAATCAATACCTGTATTTAAGTTTTTGATTGCTTTAGTCTGACCTCTGATACCACTAGCAATAGCAGATATAACTGTGCTTAAACTTTCGCCAGTACCTGCGCTTATGTTCAATGCCGCTTCTAGCGAACGCTGCGCTAACTCTACAGATCCAGTTAGGTTTAATAATGTTTGGAAAGGGCCACGCAAATCGGAAAGTATTGCGTTTGTTTTTTCTAGACTCTTTATGTAGCCTTCTACTTCGCTTACTCTAAATGCGTTGCCAGTATTTTCTAGCTGTAGGGCAAGCCTTTTGGCAGCAGCCTCGTCCTCTGTAAATGCCTTAATTGCCTTTTTGCTGAAACTGACTATTGCAGCAGCGCTAAACGTAACGCCAAAGGTGCGTGCTAAAGTTTTTAATTGTTTGTTGAATACATCTACATCTTGCTTGGCTTTTTTTAGCGCTTTACCATTCCAGGTTGCTAAGGCCGAGACGACTACATTTGCCACTATGCGACCTTCTTCAATTCTGTAGAATCATTAAAGTAATCCGCTGTGGATTTAATTGCAGTAAGTATGGCATCATAAACTGCTGGACTTTTTTCAGCCCAAGCCTTGTAAATTATTCTACCTTTAGTTTTACGGCCACCACCTCGGATGCCTGGTATCTTTGGTTGCGATGTTAGATTAGGCATAGATGTTACAAACTGATAACCAGCAAAAGGATTATTAGAATCATATTGTTCGGTGGATCTGCCTGTCCTAGTTTTTTTAACCATAGTGCCAGATCCGCCTTTAGATACAACTGACTGAAATGGCGCACGTCCTTGTGGGTTTAATCGCCCAGCAGTTTCGTATATGCGACCAGCGGCGTTAATGTTGTAAACGTAATTTTCTACTTGAAAGCCGTTTTTAAATTTTTTGTTTTGTCCCTCTTTGTAACCAATGCCACCACGCACACTTGCAGAATCGTATTTTGGGAATGGTCGATAATTTATAGGAGATGAGATTGGCTTACTCCAGCCTGATAAAACCTCTGTATTGCCTGGTACATAACCTTTGGCGGTTGCTTCAACTTGGCGCATTAAAGGTGAGATCGCACCCCTAATACGTGCATACATATCATCATCTATAAAGCTAAGGCCTTTCATTACATCGCTAACGCCTACGACTTCTGCTGGCATTTCGGATCTCCTTAGCTTTGTCGGTTAGGACTTGTATGATTGCTGCATACATTTCGCTATCCATATCAATAAACTCTCTAGGCGGTATCCCAGTCTCTACGCTCAACTGTGCGATGCTGTAAAGTATCGAATCCCGCTGGATTATTTTTTTTCTTCGTCTAGTACCTCGACAGTTTCTAAGCTGTCAATAAACTCTACTCCCCACAAAGGTATCTGAGCGCCAGCCCTGCGTAAGCATTCATACGCAAGGTAGAATATTTCTGTCTGACGCTCGTGCTCTCTTAAAATCTTGCTGATACCAGCACCATATTTCTGTTCAAAGTTGTATTCAATTCCTGGCGTAATTTTGTGCTCTGAAACTTCGCCATTAGCCCTAGTAATCTTTAACTTTGCCATTATTGCTCCTTAGTTAGAATGCTACCGATGGGGACACTGTTACTGCGGAGTTTATCGTAAAGGACAGACTTGAGGTAGCTAGTTCAGCGACGCCGCCTGTGCCGATTGGGGTTAAGTTATTTACCAAGATCGAGAATTGGTAAGTTGGGTTAGCAGCTGAAACTGTGGTGCCTTTAACAGTAATTACTGATACTGATAAAGTTTTACCAAATGCCTCATTTAGTGTCTGCATTACCTGACT